CAGCTTTATTTTCAAAACCTTTTTTAAACGCAGCGAACTTTTCTAGTACGTTTGCTCGTGCTTCACTTGTCTTAGCTGAGTTTCTATATATGTTTGAAGCAATATCAGTAAAAGAATTATCCATTATTTTTCTTGAGTGAGTCAATAATTTGATGACTTCATCACTATTGATTCCTTTTATTTTTTTAACAGCAGCTAAAGCTTCTGGACTCATATCACCAAGTGTAAAGAAAGGAGCGATTGCTTCTTCACCTTTTTCTAACATTTCTTTTGTTGGTACTCCTCCTTCTACTCGTAGTCCTCTTGGCCCCTTAACTGTAGAAGTCAAAGCTTCGTTAATTGTTTTCATGACAGCTTCTCTTTGTTTTTGTACACCAAAAGAAGAGACTCTTGAGATAAATGGGTATAACCCATCTACATGTTTATCAAGTTGTCTTTGAATTTCCTGTGCTCTGTTAAGGTCCGCGGACCGTTGTCCTGTCATACCTCTTTCAAGATCAAAGAACTCTCTTGACTTAGCACCTTGTGGAGTTGTGTAATCTAAAATTCTATCAATAAAGTCATTGTTTCTTTTTAGATTTTTACTTCTTTTAACAGCTAAACCAATCGCGGTCCCCGTTCCGCCAATCAATCCACCAAGCATAGCGCTATCAATTCCGAACTTAATTCTATTCATCACGGTTCGCGAAGCGATGTTCTCGTCATTTTCTAAAAGCTGAGTTGGTCCTATATTAAATGCATCCCCTAATGTTCCTACGTTTTCAGCATCACCAACGAATATAGCATCAGATGCACCGACGCCTGCCGCACCGCCGAGCGTGGTCATCATTCTACCTTTAGTATTTAAAACCTTTTCTAACTCACCCGCGGTGTTCTTAGTAATAGTAAAATAAGTTCCTTTATCCTTAGCAGCCATAGCTTGCTTAGTTAAACGTGAACCCATCTTAAATGCAGCTGTACCTGGAACACCGAGGTTTGTCATGATACGAGTAATTTTACCAGCCGTTGTGGCTTCCGCTTTCTCGTCCAATGTCGTTAAATCATCAAAGAAACTTTCTACTTGAGCAGCATGATTAGTGCCTAAGCCCATATCTATAAGAGCAGCACCTAAACTAAATGCTCCTTTTGGAATATCTATAAGACCGGAACCAATACCCGCAAGAACACTTTGGAAAGTTCCAACCTTACTACTGTCTTTTATATTTGCTAAACTACCAATATCTACACCCCCACCTTTTGCATAACCGACTCTTCCACCTTTTGCATAACCGACTCTTCCACCTTTATTTAAACCCCATCCAGGTCGTGTCACAGCCATATCACCAGTTTCAGAAACCATGTTATCAAAAAATCTATTCCTTACGTTGTTTTTTATTTGTTCTCTAACTTTAGTCCAATCTTTAGATATATTATAAAGTTTTTCCGCAGGATCTACCTTTCCTAGTCTTTTAGCTTGATCTTTTAAAAAATATTTTCTTCCTGTTCTTTCATTAATTACAAATTTATTTAAAGAATTATCTAATAATTTATTAAAAGTTTCAGGAGAAGCTAAACTAGGTTTTATAGGTGCATCAACACCTTTTCTTGCTTTATATAAAATGTTACCCGCCTCATCAAATCTTCTCATGTTTCGAGACATGTCTAACAATACGTAGTCTTCTAATGTAAAGTTTTGAATTAATTTATCACCAAATAACTTACCACCAGGATCAAGACTATTTTTTGGTTCTCCAACAAACTCTACTATATTTTTTTTAGGATTATATTTTTTAACAACAATTAAATCTCCAAACTCAGATAATATTTTATCTTGTTTTGCATTAATAGTATTCATCTCATCAATCAGGGCAGCTTGTTTAGCTGGATCTTTTGTTTTTTCATATTTTTTATATAAACTAGTTAACAAAGCATTATTTTTATCTCTCATTGGTTCTATAGCATCACCAACTCTTTTTGCACCCCCTGTTAAAATAGGATCTTGTTGTAAACTAGCAGGTGAATAAGATAAATCTTTAGCTCTATACTTTGTTTTTATTCCAGCAGCGTGGTGTAGATTTATTTCTTTGTCCCCTGCAAACGCACGAATTAAAGGGGTACCTGCCTCTTTCTCTTTTGCTGTTCTTTGTTGTATTTTACTTCCAACAGTTTTTTTTGCTGTTTGTGGATAGCCTTGAAAAGATTTATAATTTAATAATCTATGTGATACATCACCTCTAGCTTTTTGCATGGTTTCAAAATTAGTAAAACCAAATTTCATAAAATCGTCATCATATTCTTTAATAAGTTTTGTATTGGGATGGTTTTGATACGGAAGATCTCTTTGCCATTTTTTAACTAATTTTTCAAATCTTTCTTTAGTTTTTCTATTATTAAAAACAGTTCTATTTCCAATTTCTCCACGCCTGTAAGACCAACTTACTGGAGATACTACTTTAGGGCCAGACTTAATACCTTTTAACTTTCTTGTTTCCGCTGCTTTTTGCCCCCTTAGTTTATTAAGAGCTTCTAAAGATTTATTTGATTTTGGTATTTGTTTAGCAGCTAGTGCGGTTAATCTCGCAGCTAATGGGATAACCATAATAACCTCCTATGCTGCAGCTGACGCTGCGTTTCTTGCTTCAGTATAACTATTAGTAACTATAGGTTCTCCATCTTCTGCAAATACAACATAAAGACCTCCTGTAGCATTACTCACATCTGTATAAATAACACCTGCTTTTAAACTTTCAGTAGCAATTTTTCCATCGGCTTTAACAGGTAGTTTTTGTACGTTTTGCATACCACCTGAATCATTTGCCGCTGACATAATTCTCTCAGCTTCAAGTGCACCATCGACATCTCCAGCAGCAATTAATTCTGCAACAGTAGCATCTGATAATCTATCACTCTCCATTTTTTCACCGAGATATACACCAGCTGCTTGTTGCCTCATCGCTTTTTTCTCGTCTGCTTCTTGAGCCATTATGTTTGCACCTTCTTGTGCAGCTCCTGCATAATCTCCAGAATCAATCTGAGGAGCTACTCCACTAATAACTTTCCCTGCTAGGTTTAATGTTTCTTGCTTTTTAGTTTGACCACTCATTAGTCTGTAATATTCGTCAATAGCTTCTTTTGCTTGTGCTTCACCTTCTTCTGTCATTTCTTCATAAGCATCTTCTTGAGATTCTATTTGATCTTTTGGAGTTACTTTATCGCCATGTAAAGCATCTTGCATTACTTGTCCAAGACCTTTAAAACCAGATAATCCTTGACCTCCTAGTGCTCCAAGAACACCTGTCGGAATAGATGTTGCCATATCAGAAATTCCTTCAGGTAATTCCCTAAATATTGTATCTGCTGCATTTGCTAACATTGGTGTATCTTCTGTTTGGTCATACTCAGGGAACATAGAAGAAACTAAGCCTAAACCTGTTGCAGGCATCATTCCAGCGCCTATTCCTCTCATTACTTGACTTGTTCTTCCAAATTTACCAAGACCATAGTCGCCAAACATTTCTTTAAATTTTTCAGGTTTATTCTTTTTTAGGAATTCCATATATTCCTTTCTGTTCATATCTTTTTTTACAGCTTCTTTACCAGGTACGTATTCTTTTTTCCCTGTTTTTTTATTTTTTACCCATCTGCCTTTAGTCCCTGGTGTAACAATAACGTCTTTTATTCTCCCTGTAACAGGGTTAAAACCTCTACCAAAACCCATTCCAGCTTTTGTAGCAGCTCCAGTTGCATCACCTAAAACCATATTTTTTATACTACCAAGACCTTTGCCGGTTGCAGCTCTACCCCATGCCGGTAGGTATCTTGCTCCCATTGTTAATCCTCTAATAAGCAGTGGTATAAGCCCGGCTGGGCCCAAATGACCTTCTCTATCTCCTTGTCTGTGTGGGTGGTCTTGTGGTTGATGTCCAACTCTCTGTGGGACATAACCACCTTTTTTAAATCCATGTACTCTATCATAATTATCATTCCAATATACAGGTGGTGGAGCTTCACCTTCTTCGAAGAAAATTCTTTTAGCGTCTGCTAATGCTCTTTGATTTGCAGATTGTATTCCACTATTCCCTGCAATTTGCACATCACCATAAGGTTTGAAACCTTGATCTAACATTGAGTTTTGTATAGCTCTATTTTTCATCCATCTTTCAAAACCCATTCCTTTTTGAAGTTCACCGGTTTCAGGAAGAATAGCTCTCATAGTTGTTTGACCAACACCGTCTCTATTACCTCCACCTTGTGCAAACTTTTTTCTGTTAAAGTCTAATCCAGATGTAATACCAATCCCGTGCGTATTTGTAGGTCCACCAAGTTTAAACATTTTTCTTCTTAAAGTTATACTCATTATTGACCTCCGAACATTCCCATGGAAGCTCCTTGAAGACCCATACCAGCTATTCCACCAAGTAGACCTAGTATACCTTGACCTGCTTGTGGTTGTTGCATACTTGAGTAAGTAGTGTTTGCATAATTAGTACCACCTAATAAGCCACCTAGCTGACTACCAAAGAAACCCATACGATCATAAGGCTCATACATTTTTTTCATAGCAGCTTTTTGATCAGCATCCATTTGCATTTGTGTTTGAGCTTGTTGTTGTGAACCAATCTGACCAAGTTGTCCTATCATTGATCCAGCAAGTGCAGGTTGCATTTGTGCTAGTCCTTGGAACATTTGTCCAGTTTGTCCTAGCATATTAATATTATTTAATGCTTGTTGCATTGCGCTTGCACCACCTGCGAGTTGTCCTTGTGAAGCTGCACCATATAGTCCTTGGTTTTGTAATGCTTGTTGTTGTTGAGACTGACCAGCGGCTAAGTTTGCTTGAGCGGCTGATCCATACATTCCTTGGTTTTGTAATGCTTGTTGTTGTGCAGCTTGACCAGCAGCTAAGGAACCAGATGCACCTTGTCCATATAGTCCTACATTTTGTGCTGCTTGTGATTGAGCAGCTTGACCTAAACCTAATTGTTGTGCAATAGACTGAGCTTGTAAATCTCTAGCTTGACCATACATTCTATCTCTTAGTTGAGCTTGTTGGGAAGCTTTACCTAAAGCACCTTGAGCTAATAAGTTACCTTCTGCTACACCGAAACGACCTCCGCCGTAAGCAGATCCTGCGCTTGCTCCTAAATTTGATTGTTGTTGTGCTAGTTCTTGATCAAGAGCAGCCATTGAAGCATCTATAACTTCTTGTTGATAAGGTGACATAAATTGTTGGTAACCACCTACACCAGATAAGTTCGCCGCTGATTGTATATACGGATCAGCAGCTCCTTGCCCAGCAGTTGCAGCCGAAGCCATTCCTGCTGCTTGTTGTTGTGCTCTTGCAATATCTGCAAGTCCAGCGTCTTGCCCAGCAGTTGCAGCCGTAGACATTGCGTTAGCATCAGTTACCGCTTGGTTAATTTGTGAAAGTCCTGCATCTTGCCCTGAAATAGCAGAAGCGCTCATCCTATCAGCGTCTGCTTGTGCTTTTTGAATTGCGGCTAATCCTGCATCTTGTCCTGAAGCAGCTGCAGTTGAAGCAGCTGATATATCACCAGCAGATTCATCAAACCATTGTTGCCAACCTGGCCCTGTACTTTTTATCGCTTGTGCATCAGCTGAAGTAGTGTCTATGCCTGTGAAATTTCCACTTGTATCAAATTGAGGTATACCAACTCCAGCTTGTTTTAAAGCTTCTGTTACTGCTTGTTGTTGTGCTGCATTTTGTTGAGCAACCTGTGGTAAAGAAGCTGCACCTACACCTTGACTAAAATCTAATGGGGTTTGTAACTGGTTTGCTAGTTCTGGACCAAAAAGATCCATTAATGCTTCTAAACCAGGACTCTTCTGAGTTATATTTACACTGTCTTTAAACTCACTTTGTTTATCTCTTAAATCTTTAATAATTTGTTTTATGTCAGTCATTATGCTTTAGCTTCCAAATTATTCATTAAATCATACATACGTTGAGCTCCAACATTTGGATCTCCATCTCCTAATCCTTTTACAGCGTCTCGCGTCATTACAAATTCATCTTTTGAAAGCATTGCTGGAACATCATCTGCTTGTGGTTTTTGTCCTAAAGGCATAAAGCCACCTGCTCTACCATCCCATTGTGTTCCTTGAGGAGGCATAGCTCCCATTATTCCGCCACCCATTCTGTTAACACGACCACCAGTATTATAATAGTTTTTATTTTTATATAACCAGTCATAATCAGGATTCATGTTCCAATAGTAATCTGTTAAAGCTTGTTCAGCATCTGTCATAGCTTCAATTTTATTTTGCCAATCTGCTTTTTCTTGTTCTGCTTCTTCTTCATCTTTTTTTGCTTCTGCGGCTATCCAAGGAGTAGCTCCCATACCTAGTTTTGTCATAGTTGCACTATTAAATCCTGGAGGAGTTTGGAAGAAATCTTTAGCTTTGTTCATTGCTACTTTCATAGGTTGTTTACCTGCTACGTCTGAAGCGATTTTCATTTTCTTATCAAACATTTTTTCACTTAAAGCAGTATCACCTAAGACTTCTTTATCCATAAAGAAGTCTTTAAATTTTTGTCCAGTTACATCTGGTTGATCTATGAAAGGATTATAAGTATCAGGTGTAGGCATTTTATCTAAATATTCATCAAGGTAAGCATCACCATCCCAGATAAATCTTTCAGTATCTTTGGCAAATACACTTCCATCATCAAATTTATAAAAATGTTTAGGATCTCTTGCAAACATAGAACCTTCTACATCTTGTCCCCACCTATGTCCAAACGTCGTTACATCATCCGGTACTAAGGCATCTTTTAAACCACCCCAGAAAGTATCATCTTGCATCCCTAGTTGTTCATACTTACCCATATCTTGTAGTTGTTCATAGTAAGCACTTGGATCTGTAACAAGTTCCGCTGTATCAAGTTTAGCTTGTCTTAATGCAGCATCACTTGACTTATCTAATAAAACTTTATTGTCTTTTAAGAATTGTTTTTCTGCTTCTGTTTGGGACTGTGGACCGTGCAGCGCGCTGGCAGCTGCAGCCATTGCAGCTCCTTTCCAATCAACTTCACCACCCATTTTACCGGAAGCTAAAGCATTAGTTATCTGTGGCATAACCCATCTCATCATAGTAGGGTTTAAACCTGACATACCAAACTTGCCTAGTAAGGAACCAATACCTAAACCTGGAGCAAACATAGATATAATAGGTAAGAAAGGAGCTAACTCCTTAGGCATTACTTTATCAGCTACTTTATTAACTACCTTGTTTAATTTTTTCTTAACCGAACCCATTATAACCAATGTTCCTTTGTGATAATTTTGAAATGTTTTCTAAGCAGACCATTGTTTGGATCTAGTCTTAACCACTGTACTAATTTACCTGGTCCTAGAATATGTGTAAAAAATGTTTTATTAAATTTCATAGCATTATGTTCTTTTGTATAAATTGAATCTATTATCCAAGTCTTGTCTCCCTTATTCCAATCATAAAAACCTAATGAGTGGTCTTTTAAAAATTTTTGTTCGGTCTCTTCATCAAGAAGAGCCCAGTTTGTGAAACCAAATATTTTACCTTCATCATCACGATTGAGTACATATTGTTTCAGCACTAGAGAGGGATAAATGTGATAATAGATGTCTTTCAAAGTATCTTCGTGCCACATAGGATAATGCGTCTTATATAGCTCTATGATGTCTAATAGATCATCCATATTTTATCGCAAGATGGTTAGTCTTGTTTGTTAGCCTGTACCAGATCCTAGTGGTATCTGAACGACTTTTACCTGTATATCGCGAGCTTTGTGTACGTCCCATGGTTTTCCGCAATCCGAACACGTACCCGTTGCTTCTTCATCTGAATCTACCTCATTATCACAATTTTTGCAATAAATTCTCTCGTGAACCTCTGGTTGTACTATAGGGACAGTTTTGCCCTCAATAGACTGGTGACCAAGTATTTTAGCGTCTTGTATCTTCCTCATGTAGTTATCTCCAAAACAGATACTATTATATGTAATGCGTTAGCTCCACTAGCTGTTGCCTTTAGCACATCTCCATCTTCTAATACCATAGTTTTATCTAATATCTCTACATCAGCATTAGAAGCAATAGAAAGAGCGTTTGTAATTTTTATATCAGCAGGACCTAAACTTCTATCTGAATTAACTAAGGTTAATGTTACTGCACCACCAGAATCGTTACACACTCTTATAGAAGTAACTAATGATTGAACAGGTTTTTGAGCAGGTGTTGTAGATACATCTGCTGTAGGTACAGTATATACGGCTGTTTGGTTTGTAGAGGTTAAATCTACACTAGAATTTTTATATACATCACTCATTGTAGAAACCACATCCTAGCTGATGACTCGTCCTTAACATCTTGCTGAAAAGTAAAGTTTAATTGATTAATAATACTCTCTAACTCTCTTATCAGAATATCTTGTTGTTGTCTATCAAACTCATCTTGAGGTAAGGGTAATCTAGTAATGTTAATTCTTGCCATTATCTCGTACCATCCGGTCTTATATCCATTCTCACTGTTCCAAATCTCCAATCTGCATTCACCTCGTTGCTACCTATTTTTACATTAGCTTGACGCCCTCTACCTCTTGTCGAGAAGAACTTAGTTGAAGAAGTAACAACAGAGTTAAATGTTCTAGTATTGGTACTTGCCGGGTAATTAGCAAAAGTTATAGTAACCGTTGCATTACCTGTTTGTTGTTTAAAGTCTGGTATAACTCTAGAACATAAAAACACTTCATCCCCTTCTTTAATATCAAAGTCTCCAGAAGTTATATAATTATCCATAGCCGCTCCATCTGCGTTTGCTCCTTTTTCGTGTCTATATAATGTAGTTGCACCATCGGTTAAACCTAAGATTGTTTCATTGGTTGCAATAGCAGAGCCATTATAATAAGTACCGTAAGGAAGCGGATACACACCTCTATCAACCCACGACGTTCTTGTAAAACCACTATTAGTGTGCCACACTTTTTCAAGATAATTATAAGTTACACTTGCGTTTAAAATATCAGAACCATTTTTAGCATAGAACCATGTAACTTCATTAAAATCTGTATTAACAGCAATAGCTATTTGTCCTTCTGCTGTTGAGTTAATATCATCAAACACAAAATCTTGCACGCTACATTCTAGTTTTTTGATTGCACCATCGAATACATAGAAAGCTGTTTGACTCATCCAAAAGGTAACACCATTTACATCTGCAACGCAGTTAGCAGAAACTGCTCCACAGTTTGCACCAATTTGGTTTAGTCCAAATATAAATGGTGGACCAATATTATTTAATGAGTGTAGTGCTGTATCAGTCCATACAAGAATAGAACCACGAGAACGTTTAGCCGCTACAACTTTAGAACCATCTTGTATTCTAAAAGATCCAGCTGTATTAGCACTTGTTGGTGCCCATGTAGTATAATCTTCTTGAGAAGAAAACCTTAAAAATAAATCATCTTGTGTATTTGTTTGTCCTATAGTTGTTTCAGTTCCCATTAAAAATATATGCCTATCAGGAGATGAAACTAATAAGACTCTATTTGTCCCTGGAGCTTGTGATATTTTTACAGCTCTTGAACCTGTACCAACAGATAAATCCCAACGATATAATGCACCATCATTTCTGATTGCTAATAGATCTTCACCAAAAGTATCAAATTGCCAATAGGTAGCTTCAAGAGAAACACCAGAAGCTGATCGTGGAGTGTTCCATGTTTCCGCGTTCCACGTTCCAGTACCCCATCCAAAACCAAACTCTGATTTCTCACTACCACTTGATAGTTGATATTTAGCATTCCCCGTTCCACCTTGGGAACCAGCTGTGCCAGATGCATTGCTTGTATGAGTAACTTTGTAAGTGTTTCCATCAACGATTTCTGTAATCTCAAACTCAGCATTCATATCGAGTCCTTGAGCAGTTGAGAAAGAATCATATGTAACAAAATCACCTTTAGAAGCTCCATGAGAGGAGTGTGTAACAGTAACTACAGGTGATCCACTTACCATTGCAAACGGACCGTTTAACGCGGCTTCTAGTCTTATTGGTGTGATATCATAAGCAACCCCTTCAGAGTATACATATAATTTTCTATCTGTTCCTAAAGCTAAATGTCTTACGCCTGATAAAGATACCCAGGCTAATGAACCGCGGACAACGCCAACAATTGTCTTAGTAATAACTTTTTCCCATCCACCTACTTTTTCAGGTAAGCCAGATCTAAACCTAACATTCTTAGAGTCTATCCATTTTCCTTCTGCACCATAAGTAGTAGTTTGTTTATCTATCCCAGGAGCAAATGATGCTTTAATTAAAGCCATTATTCCTCCGTTTCTAAATAATCTCTAGCAGTCGTATTTGGAAACAAAACTCTATTCCATTCTAAACCTGGAATCTGAGTCTCTTTTATTAACGTTAGAGACTTTTCTAGTTTTTCTACTCTAGCAGTTAAAGCAGTTAAAGCTGTTTCTAATTCTTCATTTGTCATAATTATGATGTCCTTTGCATTAATCCAGCACCTGATACTGCGAAGTTATAGCCACCACCACCGCCTACTGTTCCTGTTTCATAAACAGGTGGAACAATTATTTTCCAGGTTCCAGTTAAGTTACTTCTTGTTTTACCTTGAATAGTAAATTGATTATTATAAAAACCTCTTGCACCAACACCTCCTCCATTTGACATAATACCTGCTAGAAATTCTGGAGCATCTGATACATAAGCATTACCATCAGCCCAAGTATTCGGAGTTATTGTTGTGTTAACAGCTATTGTTAAAGTAGTTGGAGTAGTACCAGAACTTGCATAAAGACATACTTCTCTAATTGCTCCTATAGAAGTACCGTCGGAAGACACACCTGATTGCCCAGCAGGTCCGGTTGGCCCAGGAGGTCCATTAGGTCCATTAGGTCCGGTTGGCCCAGTAGATCCCGGTGATCCGGTTGGTCCAGTAGGTCCCGATACACCTGGTTCCCATGCTCCATCACCTCGTAAGAAAACAGAACTGTCCGCGGTCCCCGATCCGAGGCGCGCGGTAGCTACTGTACCTGAACTAAGATTACTTGCGTTTAAAGTAGTCATACCTGATCCATCACCAGTAACCGCGGTAGCGGCTAACGTACCGGTGACCGTGGCCCCCGAACCAGAGGTCTCAATTTTTTTTGCGTCGTCGTGGTATATTTCAACTACACCATTAGCAACAGCTTTTAAATATTTTTCACCTGTTGTACTTTGTATCTCTAAAGCATTACCTACAATTAAACCACTAGTCCCATCTGACAATAATTTAAGATCAGTGCCTGCTCCCATTTGTATAGCAGCAGGAGCTGGTCCGCTATTATCAGGAAACACAATACTACCAGTCATTGTTCCACCAGCTTTTGGGAGCTTAGCTGTTATTTGTGTTTGTGCGTTTGAACTAAGAGTATTTATGTAAGCAAATTCTGTATTTGAAACTGTACCATCTACAACAGACGTAGCGGGTATAGTATTAGTAGGAATGTTAGCTCCGGTTGTATTATATTTTTTAGATTCGTATGTTGCCATAAATTACGCCTGTATATATTCAAAAATTACTACAAAGCCAGCAGCACCAGCTCCACCTGATGCAGATTGAGAATTAAATGGTAGTGCTCTTGCTGCACCACCTCCACCACCACATCCTGGCATATTGGCAGCTCCACCAGAAGAAGCACCATTATTTCCTCCTGAACTTAGTGAACCTGCTGTTCCTACATTACCACTAACTCGGTTAGACATCATAGTTTTACCTCCAGCTCCACCTGCTTGAGCTGAACTCCAATCTGATCCTTGTGATCCATTAGGATTATTAGAGTTTGAGAAACCAAAAAGAGGTGCTAAAGCATCAGTAATACCATGGGATTCCCAGTAATCGGCGGATGCTACACCATCTATTTGATCCCCAAGAGCAGTTAAAGTTGATCCATTTCCAGCTGGATTAAATGTTGTAGCACCACCATCACTTATGGCAACAACTGATGTAGGACCTCCACCTGTTGGCGCAGCGGGCGCATTTGATGTACCTCCACCAGCACCATAAGAAATACTTCCTGTGGCACCCATTTCTGTTGCATTATAAACAGTCCTAATTATATTTCCTGGTCTTCCTCCAGTACCACCTTGTCTTTTTCCATATGGGTTTGGGCCACCATAAACAGATACAGCTTGCCCTGACTGAGCACCAGAAACAGCATAAACTTCTGCCCATTTAAGACCAGTTGTTGCTGTGTAGTTTCCTGATGTTTTTACCTGTATATTTAAACTTACTGCTGGATTAGTTCCTGGAGGTCCTGTTGGTCCGGTTGGTCCAGGTCCACCTGGAGATCCTGCTGGTCCTGCATTTCCTGTTGGCCCGGTTGGTCCTGCTAATGCTGCATTAGCAACAGTAATTTTTTTCATAGCTCCTGAATCAGAAGTGTCAGATACTAGAATTAAATCATCACTTGCTCCTGTATTACTAGTAGGCTGACCTGATATAAAATCACCAGTTACTCCAGAAGAACCTACTGTTAAATACGTTGCATTGTCTGCATTGTTTTTAAATTCATATGTGTCCTCTAAAAACTTTAAAGTACCTGTTCCATTTTTAATATATGAGTTTGACGAGTCGTGATATATTTCTAAGTCAGCACCATCTCCAAACGTAGCTTTTACATTATCACCAAAAGCTGCTGCTCCAGTCATTGTACCGCCCGCTAGTGGTAGTCTTGCACCTAATTGTGTTTGTATTGATGATGTTACACCATTAACATAACCAAATTCTGTATCATCTACAGTTCCTGGTTCTACTGAAGCTGTTGGAATTGTATCGGATAAAATACTAGCACCAGTAATTTTATATTTCTTGGATTCATATGTTGCCATACTACTTCTCCGTTATTTTCCAGCCCTGTGATGCTCCTGTGAAAACTAAACTAAAAGCAGCATCTTCTGTTGCAACAGTTAAATCAGAAGCAGCTCCATAAATGTTTGAACCGTTTCTAGCTACTGTTAAAGCATGTGTATCAAAACTTCCCATTAGATCCATAAATCTAACTTCATCTCCTGCACTTGGTGATGCAGGTAAAGTTAGTGTAATAACTCCTCCAGAAGTGTTTGCTAATATGCTTTCCCCTGCAAAAACATTATCAGAAGCAGTAACAGTTCTCCAAGATCCTCCTGAACTTGCACTACTAACAATTGTATACCAATTAGTCCCATCATTAGCTAATACAGCTCTTCCTCCGGGTGCAACAACTTCTGATAAATTACCACCCGTTAGTTTCATTTGAATAGTACCGTTGTCAGTACCATCATTTATAATAATAAAAATTCTATCTTTACCTGCTCCTGTATCTTGTTGTTCAATTACAAAAGCACTTGTATGACCGTGAAATCTTAAAGCAGCTTGTCGTGATTCATTACTTGCTTGTGCAACTGGACCTTGACCATTTGTTAATTGATAAGGAGAAGAAGCTGATCCTAAGTTTTTTGAATAAACTGCGGTAATAGATTCTTCTAGTGTGTTTGAAAATGTGTTGTTAGTAGTTGTTCCCCATGAGTTTGCTTGTTCTCCTGAACCTATCAACTCAATTTTGAGTCTACCTGAATATGTTGATGCCATACTATGCTACCTCTTGCTGATCAATTGTACCAGCTCCTGTTGTTGATACTTCTGTATATGAGCCGCCTCCAGCTCCAGAAGTTGATGTATTTGGCCATGAGGCTCCTCCAGCTCCGGTAGTTGAGACGTTAGTCCAACTACTTCCTCCAGCTCCAGAAGTAGCTACATCAGACCAAGATGCACCTCCACTTGTTGTATCATCAACATCGCTCCATGTAAAGACCCAAGGTGTAGAAGAAGTGGAATCTACAGTTATCCCTGTTACACTTACAGTAGAATTAATATTGAGAATAACACTATTTAAGGCTGCTGAAATAGTACTACCTGTTACTTCTTTATATAAGAATTTATCTACATTTCCTAAACTCAAAGAAGCGCTTTGACCTGCTATTGTAGGTTTTAGCTCAGGTATAATACTATTTAAAGTAGATCCAATAGATTGACCTGTTACAGCTATCTCCCAAGTAGGAATAACACTATTTAAAGTACTAGAAATAGCATTAGTGGAAGGGGTTATATTTGCGTGTGCAACTACAGTAACAGAATTGATAGCTGCTGTAAGAGCTTGCCCTGTTGGTGTTGCTATTGTTTGTGGATCTACAGATCCCAGCGTGGAAGTCATTGAACTTCCAGTAGCTGTTAAGGTAGCTGTGCCACTAACAGTTACACTGTTTAAAGCAGCACTGAGCGCGTTGGTAGCGATTGTTGGAGCTAATTGAACAGTTTCATTACCTTGAGCAATAGAAACAGAATTACCATTTACATGGTGAGAACTTTGAACTTGGTATCCATTAGAAAGAGTTGTGGTTACAGTGAAACCAGTTGCAGATATTGTTACATTAGATGATGTAGCACCTAAACCACCAAAAGTATCCGTAGCAAAAGGAATAATACCAAAAGACATTAATTATCCTTTTTGCATTTACACTTACATTGGTTTTTGTCTAGTTCTTTAATTGCTTCAATTAATAGAGGGATAATTTTCTCATACCAAACAGTTAAGTATTTTTTATCTATAGGAGCTTCTGTAACTACTTCAGGTAAAACCGCTTCTACTTCTTGTGCACTGACACCTACCTGACGTTTATCATTTTTATATCCAAGTGATTTTGCTAATTCGTTTTCTTTAAAATAGTATCCTGTTATATTTCTTACTTTATCGAGTGCAGACTCAATAGGCCCTTCAAAATCTTTTAATCTAGAGTCGGAATAATAAGCGGTTACGTTATTGGTCGCTCGGATTTCTCCAGCGGTTCCTGATCCTGCTGTACCGGCACCTAAACTATTTACTTGTGCGTTTGAGTTTGTTGTAAAGCCACCTGTTGGTCCCGTTGGCCCTGTTGGTCCCGTTGGACCTGTTGGCCCAGTATTACCGGTTGGCCCAGTATTACCGGTTGGCCCTGTTGGTCCCGTTGGCCCTGCTGGTCCTTGTAAAGCTAAATTAGTTACAGTTGATTTTTCCCAAGCTCCTGCATCTACATCATAGTAAGGAACTAAATCAGAAGCCGCTGCGTCGGTTCCTGTTGGGAAAGCAGTTATCGCTGTACCAACCTGACCAGCAGATAAAGCGTTGCCTGTTATGGTTCCTGTTAAAGTTGTGGCTGTTAGAGTTCCTGATACAGTTGCTCCACCTGAAACAGTTTCAAGTTTCTTAGTACCATTGTAATAAAGTTCTGCTGCTCCTGCTGACCAGAATTTTGCCATATCTGTACCAGCAGCATTATCAAAGTGAATAGTATCACTTGAGCTAATATTTAAATCTCCTGTGCCAGTATCTTTAATATAAGAATTAGAGCCATCATGAAATATCTCAAGTCCATCACTTGAAGTTCCATAAATAGACTTAACATCATCATTATGAATTATAGAACCTGTCATCGTACCACCAGCTTTTGGTAAAGCTGCGTTTGCTGTAGTTGTCGTATTTGTTAATACTGCATCTCTTACTGAAATATCTACACCATCAACAGTTTCTGTTGATGCCATAGTTATATTACCTGTCATTTCTCCACCAGCTTTTGGTAAAGCACCACTAGCTAAAGCGCCAGCGGCAGAAACGTCTACACCATCAACAGTTTCTGAGCCTGACATAGTTATATTAGCACCACTAAGAACTAAGTTACCCGTCATTGTTCCACCAGCTTTTGGTAAAGCTGCGTTTGCTGTAGTTGTTGTTGAAGTTAGAACACCGTCTCTTGTAGCTATGTCTACACCGTCAACGGTTCCCGGAACGGAAATATTTCCACTATTGTCTTCATAAACAGCCTTACTTGCTGGCTGTGTTACAAACACGTCTTTTGTACCTGCTGAAAAATCTATCTTTGAAGTGTTGCCTGCTGAATTAACATAAACAGTATCTCTTGAAAGTGTGTCTGTAGAAGCATCAGTTACAGTACCAATACCAACTTCCCATTGGGAACCACCTTGCATAGAAATACAATAATAGCATGTGTTTGAGTTACCAATTCCGGAAACAAAAGTTTGAAACCCTGTTACAGCTCCGGCTAGGTCAAGTGTGCCTGTGCCAGTAGTTGTGGATGTCTCTTTGACACGATCATTTAAAACAAGGGCCATTCATTTAGCTCCTTATGTTAGTCTTAATAGCTCTGATCCGCCACCCGCTGTCGGGAATTGAATAGTAAATGTTCCATTAGTTGCTGTGAAGTCGCCACCAAACGCTAATACTACAAATGCATTATCACCACTAGAGGCATCTCCTGATGACTGATAAATCAATGCACCATTCGCTGTGAACGAAGCACCAGTCCAAGAAACATCTGCAAAGTCTACATAAGAAGTAGTTGTTGCCATGGTTACAGTTGGACTAGTTAGTGTAGCTCCTCCTGTTGTATAACCACTACCGTTAGCTACTTGGTTGTCTGAAGCTTGCGCCGCATAGTTAGCAGTTGCAGCTCCTAACGTTGCACTTGAAGTAAATAAAGCAATTTTATAAGTAGCACCACCATCTAAATCGTGGTTTCCTTTTAACAGTTCTCGCTTAAAAACATTACATACTGCCTGTGCTATCGCCATATTTTTCTCCTAATTAAGGGTTTTTAGATGGAATAGGAATGCGTAAAGAACCATCCCTATATTCATCTCTTCGTTTTTTACCTAATTGTTCTTGTGCAAGCTGTTGTAGCGCCTCTTTATAAGATTGCTCATAAACTTGTTGATCTTGTGGAGCTTTCAAGAACTTAAAAGCTTCACATAGGCACGCATATAAAATTACACGTGGTGCGTTTTTACTTACCCAAGTAGTAGTATTACCACTTCCTAGGCCGGCGGGTTTTCTAGTTATCCCGATCTCAAATTTATACACCGCATTTGGCGTAGGTGCAATAGCTATTGTACCCATGTCCCATGTAGCATAATATTTTGGTTTTATAGTAGAAGCCGTTTCTGGCTTATCATAGTATTCATTCAAAAAATCAACGTCAACTCTAACTAATTCAGACCTATCTCTGGTACTTGCATCTGTATATATTGTAACATATCTAATAGTAGTAATATCCGATAAATCAGGAGCTGCTGGATCAGCAGCATCATAACCAGGTAGTCTTAGAAACCTGCTTCCACTGGCTGTATTTCCATTAACGACTCCCTTTACATTATCAAGCTCTATATCCCTAAATATTCTATGTTCAGAATGCTCTATAAAATCATTAACAATAGCATCTGTTAAAACCTGATTGTCAGTTTCTGTGTATTCTCTAATCTGTGTTACTAATTCTGCGTATGTTGTCATGCTAATATTGTAAGCGGTCCTACGGACATATTGCCTCCTCCAAAATCTCTTATACCACCACTTTCAAAATATTTAAAGCCTTTGCCCCCAGCAGCTTCAAACTGATTTATATAAGTGGTTCTATCATCAATTAATAATTTATTTGCTCCTCCATAAGTACCTTTATTATATCCTGTAGCATAATTAACAGTAGCGGGAGCTCTTCCACTACCAGAACCAGGAGTACCAAACTCAGCTGTTATCCAAGCTGTCTTTTGTGCATTATAAGTTGGCCCAGTAGATAAAACATCCCAAGTATTATTTTTTGCCATTACTAAATCTATTAAAGCATTTGCTTCAGCTCTTTTAGCTAAGTTTTGAAACCAACTAGATGGAGCTGTAGCTATTGCTTGTAGTTCAATAATAGGAGACATATCATACCAATCTCCTCCTGAATCTAATAAACCAACAGAAGTCGCATACTCAGCAACTCTTTGGTAATATTCTGTAAGAACACCGTCCATATCAACATAAACAGTTGTAGTCCCTGGATTGCAATTTGCTTCTAACCATTCTTCTATAATATCATTAGGACTGAAAGAATAATTTTCATCATCTATCTTAGTAAGTATATGTCCCGCTGCAGCATTAATATCATGGTCTTGCATATGAGACACTTCTGGGTAAACCGGAAAATGAGATTTACAATCTCTAAATCTAACGCGGTCCCCGGTGCTATAACCGTGGCCCGGGTCTTTAACATTAACTACAATAGTATCTCTAGTTCCTGCTTGCATTGCATTTAGTCCTAGCATATGTGCAACAGCTGGTTCTGTTCTACCTGGCCTTGCATGTTGTAATCCTTGTGCGTCTCCTCTAAAAACACGCGGTTCAAGTTGTGGGTGTTTCTGTTCCCATTCAGAAGAATGAACCCATGTTCCATTCCATTCTTTTCTCATTTCTCTATATGGAAACTCCATACCACTTCTATCTGAGATAGCTTTTGCATATTTTCCTGTTGCAAAATTAGACATTTGGATAATAAGCCTGTGGTGAGATGTATGTACTAGAAGAAGAGCCATCTTCTGTTAGTGCTCTATTTAATTCATCCTCATAATACATTTTTAAATTTGCTGAAAGTTGGGGATTAACTTTTTGGCTAAGATAGAAAGCTAAACCAGAAGTCATACAAGGAACAAATCTATAAGGTACATCCGTTGTGTTTGAATAGTCTCCAGCATCTTGTATTCTTTTAACATAGTAAATAGAAACATAATTTCCAGCTGCTGTAGCGTCTGGGGTAGGGTAAAAACTTAATGTTACATTATCAATAAATCTTTGAACGTAGTATTGAGTAGGTGTTGATTTATTAAGCTTATTAGATAAACCTGAATAAGTTGATCTATTAATTTTTGTCAATGCAGAATCATTTTGACTAGTGGTTCCTCTACTTGTTCTATAAGTAGCTTCAAGAATATCATCTATTCCATAAATACCATTAGTAGGAGCAGTTGTTGTACTTGTTCCATCTCCTGATGATCTATAAAATATATAAGAAGCTTGGCCCTCAACTAAATCAACATCAGTCGTACCTATTTCCCAATAATGTAAGCCACGATTGGCCCATTCTTGGAACATTATATTTAATGAACGTCTTGCTGATTTTAGTTGATAACCAGAAACACTATCTAGACCAAGCCGATTATAAGCCTCTTCTATAATGTCATCTATTGATAAACCACTTTCAAAAGTAGTTGTTCCGGACGTTGCCATAAACTACCTCCTAATTGAACGTAATAGTTACGCCTGCTGTTCCAGAAAGCACTGCATGACAACCTGTTTTAAATCTAATACCACTACCTGGAACGTAAACTGAAAGTCCTTCTGTTCCAAATAAGAAAGTATGTGAAGTACCGGTTGCCGAAGTTGCATCATATAGAATAAGTGATCCACTACCGTTTCCTTTTGCCTGTATAGAAGTTACTCTGCAAGAGCCGGTATGTAAAGTCGCCGTAGATGCGGTATGTGCTGTCTTCTGATCTGATGTAAAAGATCCACCACCCATAATATTTTCCTCCTAAATTAGTGGGGCCGAAGCCCCACTGTTAATTATCTTACGATTCTTTAGCCCAAATACCACGAGCTTCAGTAACCAGCCATGCGTCAGTTGCACCTAAAGAAGAAAGTACAACATAGTCACCCTGTTTAGAAGTAGCTTTAGTATTTATTAAGTCTTTATTATCTGTATTAGAACCTGCATAAGCGATTCCATCAGAAGCATTTGGACTTATTGTTAAAGTGTTTGTTCCATTAGCACCGTTGTTAACAAATTTAAATGTGTTACCAATAGCGATTCCTGGTAATGTAAAAACAACTCCGTCAGTAGCACTTACGAAAGTTTTACCACTGTCTGTTGTTATTACTACGGTATAATTTGAAGTTTTAGTTTCAATATTAGTACCTTCTTTTCCTTCAAGTACTGGACCTGAAAAAGTTGTTTTAGCCATAATTGGTCTCCTATCCGCTAACATAGTCCGAGACATTGTCTACTACACGAGTCTATGCCAGCTGTTTATGAATGTGTAGTGTTTAGAATATACTCTCTTAAAACATTAAATGCAAATAAAAAGGGGCGCCGAAGCGCCCCTCTAATTAGGTTAGACCTAACAGTTCTACTTATTAAGCAGTACCATCAGAACCGTAGATACCTCTCCAGTCAGACCAACCGAAGCTGTATCTTTCCCTTGCTTTGTATCTCATATTACCTGTTTCGAAGTCACCTTCCATAGCCGTTTTAATCGGCGCACGGACCATGTGCTTCATTCCGTTAGGAACATCAGTCTTAATGAACCACTGCTCGCCATCGTTGATGTAGTTATTAACTACATAACCTTGAGGGATCATTCCCTTAGATTTTAGAGCGTTGATGTCATTGTCAGCTGTTCCAACACGTTGAGCAGACTTCATAAGTCTCTCAGCAGTGAACTGCCCTTCTGCAGGTATGATCAGTTTCATACCTCTAGCAGCGATCTTAAGGCCTCTTTCGTCTTTGAAGTTGCCAATATCGATCATTGCTTGCTCGAGAGAAGTCTCAGACAAGTCAGACAGAGTAGTCGGTCTGTTGCTAAGGTTCCCTGCGATCGTAGGGTGAGCATTACCGATTAGAGATTCGTTATCTCCACCAGTTACTCCAGCAGCAAATGCGTTGTTAAGAACGTTAGCTGCTTTAGTTTGCTTCGTTTGAGCCATAGAACGTGCTAGTGCTTTTGTATAACGAGTAGAAATCTTATCATACAAGTTGTCTTCAACATTTTCCTCAGTTAGTGAGAAAGCAAGAGCAATTGTCTCATGTTGATATCTTGCTGTGTAAGTTTCTTGCGCGTTATCATACGCAACAGCAGCGCCTTCTGACTTAACGGCTGCTTTGTCGAAACCAGATAACATTACTTCTTCTTCAAAAGCTCTGTCACTGTTTTCTGTGTCGAAAATTTCAGCATGCTGATTTTCGTATTGTTTGTACTCAAGTCCAAATAATGCATTCAGACCTGGCTCTAGCTCTTTCGCTAGTTGTTGTCTTGATATAGCCATAGTTTAAATCCTCCTGCTATTATGCGTACAAGTGTTCGTTAATTAGAACGTTATACACTGCATGTCCTGCTGCATCGATCTGATTACGGTCTGGGTTTCCACAGAAACCTATAATCATTAAGTTTGCACCAGTATCAATGTCGGACGCATCTAATTCCATCCCACTTATACCTGTTGTTGTTGAACCTGTTCCTACAACTACGTCGGCTGTTTTCATGATGTCTGTTTGTGCAGATGCAGTACCAGAATCTCCTTGAACTTCGAAGACTTGGTAAGGATCGTCATAAACAAAAGCATCAGCAACAGCACCGTTTCCACTAGCTGCAGATTGGTTTTTAAAAGTTGGTTTGTTAGTTGTTGCATCGTCGTATTTACAACCCCAGAAAACACCAATGTTAGTAGTACCTGTTCCAGCTTGTTGAATATAACCAGCGTCTGGTTGTACCATATCGCCCTGGAAAATTGCGTTAGCTTCGTTGCTTGCAATTTTGTACTCATTCATTTTCTGAGATGGTCCACTTCCGATTTTACCAACTGGATTCAAACCAAACGGGGCATCTATATTTGCCATATTGTTTTCCTCCTTAAAGGTTGTTGATTAAATCAGTGGATGAAAAAAGACTAGTCTTTATTCGAGCCACCAAAAGTTACACGAGTCTGTCGATCTTGATTGATCGGCATACTTGGGTGCTGTTCCTTTAAGACATCGTTTTCTAAAGCCTCATTGCGATCCATAGTCTTCTGTCTGAAGTACTCTTCACGCGACTTTGCGAGCTCTTCGGTTATCCTTGCCAGCACAAGGCCACCAACCCCGATCACTCCTGCGTATTTACCACTTGTAACGACTGGATAGTCTGTATCAGGATATTCGTCAGCTCTCACTAACTCCCATCCAGATCTTACTTTACCGGAAATGTTCTTTGTATCATCAAAGCCCATACTTTCGGCACGTAACCATCTATGTCTATACCCGTCTGGCGCAGGCGGTGCATCTAGTGATGATGGAGGAGTCCATACTTTAGGCTTTTCTTGTTTAGCCCTAGTTTGACTCACGCGGGAAGTTTTAACAGTTTTCGTTGCTGTATCTTTTTTAGTCATATGCTTATACCTCCTTCGCGGCTAATTGTTTCGCATACTCTTCGAGTGGCACACCTAATCTTTTAGAAATTGCTACCTGTGAAGGTGTGAGTTTCACAGTTTTTCTGCGTCCTTTTGTGGCCGGACGTCGGGCACTTGCCACATTCTGAACTGGTTCAGCTTGTGTATCTTCCTTTTTACCAAATTTATGCGGAAATTCAAGTCTTATTCGTTTATCTACTTCTGCATAATAATCGTCAGATTGTGGATCAAACCCTTCATCCTCAACTAACTGTCTATGAATGTCAAAAGCAGTGTAAGTCATGGCATTGTCGGTTCCAAACCAACTATTTTTCGTGGACCATTCTTCTGCTTTAGGGTCTAATTGTTGAGCTGCTTGATAAATATCCTGTTGTGTAGGCATGTTTTGAGCAACTTGAGCCAAGTTTTCAGGTTGTTGAGCTACTTCTCTTGCTCTTTGTACCCTTTGTTCTTGACCTCTTTTTATTTGGTTAAGTCTAGCTTCTTCTATTGCTAATTGAGCTAAAGCTTTTTGTGCTTCAACTTGAGCATCTACGTCTTGACCTTCAACAGCTTGTTTATAAGCAAGCTTCGCTGCAGCCATTCCTGACTCAACTTTTTGTTCAAGTTCTGATGTATATCCTTCCGCTAAACGATTTTGACCTGATCTCATTTTCTGAGTTTCAGTATTTAAGTGTTGTGCGTATCTAATAGCTTCTTCTTTTTGCCTTTCAGCTTCTCGCATTTTGCGAGTAAGTTTAGCTATTCTTTTTTGGACGCCGTCACTGTATTCGTCAAGTTCTGCTTTTTGTTCGCTTGCTTGAACAGCAGGCTGCTCAGCAGATTCCTTAGGTGGGTCTTCGGACTGAGTATCGTCTTCTGTAGTTTGTTCAACTTGAACCTCCTCTTCTTCTGGTTGTTCTGGTGCGGGTGGTGCATCCAGATCAATTTCTTGTTCTTGTTCGTCGGCTTCGCCAACATCGATTTTGTCATCGAGCATAGTTATAATCCTCCTATGATTACATTGCGTGAATCAAATCTTTAGGATCATCTATTGTTCCTAAGATTTCATCATCGTTTAACATTCTTATCTCTCCACCTTCAATCTCCATTCGTGATCCTGCATATCTTGCAAATATCACCCAATCCTTTTCCGCGCACCACGGACCGGTTGTATATTTTTCTTTATCCTCATAACAAAGCGGACCCATCTTCAATACGTATCCAACTTGGACCGCGGCTCGTGCTCTGTCTAAAGTTTCTTGTGCAATAATAATTCCGCCTTCTGTTTCTTCTTTGACTTGAAAAGGCATGACTAAAATACGCCAACCTGTTGGGTTAGGTAATTTTTCTAAATTTGTTTTGGAAGGTTCTTCAGTTGCTTCGTGTTCTGCTATTTTTCTAGCATCATCTTGTGCATCATATTTATCTTCTAATGCGTGTGACGTTGTTTGGGTCATCTTTATCTGGCTCCTTTGGTTCTAGCAGGTTAGAGAATTCCTGATCAATTAAATCCAACGCGTGGATCTTACCTAGTATATATTTGTATTCTTCAATTGTGTCAACCCCTTGAGCTACCACTGTCATATGACTTTCCATGGTTTCTCTTAGATGCTTTTTCATCTTGTGAATGACGTTTATCGGATCTATAGCTTCTGACATACTTTTTTTGTTTCCTTCCAAGTTCCTCCCAGAATACGTCAAGCGGATTCTTGGATTTTTCTTCCCCCATCTTTTCCCCCAATGTAAAATTAAGTCAATCTATTTCTTTTTGAACATTTTAACGGCTTGACCTGCGCCCTTGATCCCAAATGATGCAGAAATTGCAATATATAATAGATGCTGATAATACGTTGGGAGTTCTTGCAAAGCAATAAACCCACTTTTAACATATTCTTGACATCCAGGAATAAATACGAGCACGGCGGGGGCGAGCAGCACTACGAGGCTTACTTCGTCCTTCCATGACCCCTTCATTTGATCTACTGCTGATGCTTCCCAAGATACTTTACCTGCTATTTGTTGTTCTTTTAATGCTGTGGCAGCTTTGATCTCAGTTAGCTTAGCTTCTGACTTAGCCTTCTTAGTTTCAATCACACCTTTAACCATGTCACCGGCTACACCGAGTAATGGTTTTAATAATAGTTGGAACATATTATAAGATGATGATTAAAGCGATTACGATAATGATAGCCGCGCCAATCAGTTTTGATTTGACAGACATATCATTCCATTTGTCTACGATTGCGTCTCTTAAGTCTTGAATCATGTGATCCTCCTCTTTTTTTTCTTTTTTTTACGTGATTCGGAAATAGCAATTGCAATAGCTTGTTTTCTATTTTTTACTTTTTTATCCGAATTCCCGCTTTTGAGAGTGCCCATCTTATACTCTCTCATTACTTTTTCAATCTTTTTATCTTTTTTATTTTTTGCCATTAAACTGTTGAGTACTTACCAAACCAACCTTTTTTATTTAAATCTCCGTCTATCATTTTATATTCGCCAGGCTCTGTTATTGTTCCGTCCATTACTCCTCTATATTCATCTGGAGTCATACCTGGAAAATTTGAAGCAGGCATCTCTGTCTCACCATAGCCTGCCATCTTCCCCGACTTAATCGCATTAAGATCAGCGTTTGTTACTTCTGCCATTTGCATGTTCAATGCGTCTTTAACTCTATTTAAATATTCATTACCAGAAAAATCACCATCATCACCATACATATTATTAAATCCAGTAACACCTGTATTATATCCTATAACACCTTTCTCCCAATCACCACCTAATGCATCTGTGTAACCACCTAATATATCCCCTGCTACCATTCTAGCTATATCTGAATCATGTAATCCAGAAGGGTCTCCTTCATAACTAGGAATACCATGCCCTGCATCTAACGCGGTTGAAGGTTTAATTTGGAATTCACCTAATTCACCTGCAGCGCCTATGGCTGTTGGGTCATTACGACTTTCCACCCATGCTATAGCATCTAATATTTCACTTTGAGAAGGTGTAGATTGAACTGAATCAAAAGAAATAGGTCCCATTATACTATCAACAGCATCATTATATTTTTCTCCTGACCAATCCATAAAATTAGTACCAGCGTCTTTAATATTATCCCAGGAAGGAATAGCATTATAAAGATCCTGTCCAACATCAATAGCTCTATCAAACATACTGCCTTGGTCTAGTCCATATAAAGGACCAGCAAGTATTTCCGAAGCTGCTTTTTTTTGTGCATCTTGAGCAATCTTGGCATCTATAATTGCTTTATGGTTGGCAATATTTTCTTTCATCTCTGGGCTATCTATGTCTGTTGTAAAAAACGCACTTCCAGGGAGAGCTCCTTGAACATAAGCTTGAGCAGCAAGAGCTCCATCAATACTATCTACTATTCCGTCTCCATTAAGATCCTGTGTGTTTGCAAACCCCATTTCTTCTGCAAGACTACCTTTTCCTATTGTTGCTTCACCTGAACTTGCAAAACCAGGAGTCCCTGGTCCAACCAAACCCATAAGTTCAGATTGATATTTTGGAGCAAGTGCAATTGTTCCTCCACCAAAAGGATCATTTGGATCACCACCATATCTATCACTAAATTGCCATGTTGGACTTGATGGTACTGCTTCTGTTGAACGACTTGGATATTCTGCAACATGTAATCCTTGGTCTGTATCAAACTTAGAAGGCATACCAAACTTATTCATTGATTCTACTCCTAATAAAGGACCAGCTAAATCTGTTTTTTGTTCAGGAGTAAGTGCATCCATTACTGATCCTAGTCCTGGAATACCTGATGCTAAAGAAGCTAATCCACCTAGTATTTTTTTCCCTGAAATTTCTGGAGCTAAATAACTCTCAGATTTCCATGAGTCTGCTAAACTCATTCCATGTGTTGGATTTACATCAGCACCCACATTAAGTGCTCTATCTATCATTAAATTAGTTACTGGTTTTACTCCACCAGGTGTATTCATCCCTGCAGGGTAACCTAGTTGTTTACCTATGGTGTCATTCCAATTAGCAAGATTAGATTTGGCCTGATTCATTGTATTAACAATACTTGGATCATTTTTCAGGGCTGCAAACTTTCCGCCACCCAAGCCATACTTATTAGACCATTTGTTAACCATTTTATCTGTTTTTAAAAAGTTACCAGCAGCTTTTGCCATATCTAAAGGTGATACGCTGTTTGGCATATAACCACCTTTACCTTGAGTAATACTTTCTGCACGATAATTAGTTTTAGGTGCATTCTTCTTAGTCATGAAGTTGGCTAGATTGCCAGAATATTTAGTACCACTTGTATTTTGGAATTGACTCTTATTAGGGTTAGAATATTTATTCTTAGACTTCCATCTTGCTTTTCTAGTGTTCTCCCAAGTCTTCTTCGGATTAGGTCTTCCAGAACTTTTATTATTTTTATTGTTCTTACTAGACATTAATTACCGCTCTCTTTAATAGTTGCTTGCATATTTTTTATACCATCTTTAGCTAACGCTACTGATGCTCTTAGTTTAGCATGTTTGTCAGTCATATCCATTTTATCTTCTTGGATTTCTTTATTTTGTAACATTTTCATCTTTTCAAGATTTAATCTGTCGTCTCCCTCTTCTTCTTTTCTTTGTTCCTCTTGAGCACGTAAATCTAGTTCTCTATCCTTCAATTTAAGCAGAGGATCATTCTCTATTTGATTTAAAACCTCTTTTTCTGCTTTTGCGTAGTCTTCCATGAACTCAGAGATTAAAACAGCCTTTCTAGACTCTATTTTTCTCTGGAAAGTCTCTAATTTCTTCTGCATTTCCATTATTTGAGGGTTTTGTTGTGCCTGAGGGCCTAATTGTTGTGCCATAGCCTGCATTTGTTGTTGTAATTGTTTAACTTGCATCAATTCTTCTTGGAATTCCATCTCAATCTGCTCTTGCGACATCAAATTTATGTGTTCAATACAGTTTTGTTGTAAAATAGACATTGCTTTAGGGTTATTTCTTATCATTGTAGTCCCCATAAACTGAATATGAGCTTTCATATGAGCTTGATGGTCTTGTCCGGCAAAAGCTTGAATCTTTTTACCGTTTAAAGCTAAAATATTTTCACTTGCAGGGTCCATTGGTTGCGGTTGAGGTGGTGGTGGAAGTAAAACATCAATATCTTTAACACCAAGTGCTTCATACATGTGTCTATATGCATGATATAGATTATGCATCTGCGGATTAGACATAGCCATTTGTAATTCTGTTTGTGCTAAAGTTATTCTTTGTGTTTGAGAGAAGATATTTGGATCAGCAACTGGAATAATATCTACTCTATCATCAAAATCTTGTAAGAAAACTTGTCGTTGTCCTCCTACAACATCATAAGGATATTGTGGTGGTAAGTAAGTTGAGAAACATTTAGCAAGAAGCATAAACTCACACTTCATAGCCGCGTATAATCTTTTATGAATAGCAGACATAACCCGCGATCCGCGCTCCAATAACGCCATAGTCGTGCCTACTGCTGCGTTCTGATTGCCTTCTCCAACTTGCATATCAGCGATACTTGCAAATCTTTGTCCTGCTTGAACAACCGTGCCCATAAGTTGAAGGAGCGTGGCGCTCGGCTCACGGAACGGTAATGGCATAAACGCATCTTTAAGATTTCCACCAGGCGCGTCCACGTCCCGAAACTCTCCCGGCTGCAACGGTTGAGCTTCATCGCGAACTCTTATGCCTCTTTGTTTAAATCCGGCTGGTAAGTTGGACAAGGTACCGGCGTCTAAAAGTTGTCTTAAAGCTGCGGTAGCAGTTCTAGACAATCCGCCAATCATATGGATTAAACCGAATCCATAGAAGCCAAGGCCTGGTAGGAATTTGAAATGCACAAAATATTCTTTTTTAGTTTTTGTTTGGTCTATCTGTGCCCAGTTTCTTCGAATAGATAAAATCTTTCCGCTGTCTTCATGTAAAGTAACAATGTACGGAAGTTTGATTCCAGAAGGTTCATTTGTTTGTAAATTAATATCTTCAAAACCTGGAATATCTAATTCACAATGACATTCTAAAAGAGTGTGAACTTCATTAGGTGTACCTGTTCTTGCTATTCCTTCTATTTCATCTTTTTTATCAAGAATAGAATTATTATCTCCATCACCTGCTTCACCTAGATCTATATCAGCGTAGAAACCTGATATTTGTTGTTTACGTAAATCATTTTCAGAAACTCTAACAACATGAATAATAGTATCGCATTCTTCAAGAGAAGTTGTTGTATAAGAAACTAATAAATCTTCTGCAGGAACAAATTTAGAAACACATCTTTTTAAAACTGAATCATAATAAACTTTTTTGAAAGTAGAACCTGCTAAAGGTAAATTAAATAACATTTGATCAAACTCTGGCTCATACTCTTTCATATTAACCATTAGCTGAAAATTCATAAACTCTTTAACGCGTTGTGCTTGTTGTTCCACCATCTTATTATTATTACCAACAACCTGAGTTCTAACAGGTCCTCCTGCAGGTAGTAATTCTTTGTAAGCTAAAGCTTGAAACTGTGTAACAGATTCTGCAAGCACTGGATGTGTTGCACCTGATGCTCCTTGAAATGGTTCTGATCTATTTTCATATTTGAAACCTAAAAGATCTAAACCTTTTGTATATGTGCTTTCCCAATCACCTCTAGAAGATTTAAAGTCTGAATAATTTTCTTCTAGATCGTTTGCAATTTCATTTAAAGTTGTTTCGTCTAAAAAATCAACTAAGTTTGTATCATGCTGTTCAGCTCCTTGAATAGGCATTGCACTTGGATCGAAATTTATTTCCGCTCCACCATCTTCCATCATTTCAATTGCTGGTTCGCCTTCTGCAGCTGCTACTTCTTCTGGAGTCGCAACCTCAACATGTTCGTCGATAAGAATCTCTTCTTCTTTGTAAGGGTTATTTTTGTCTACCGCCATTAGTAATATGTCCTTCGTTTCTGTGGTAATATTTCATCTTCGTAGTCTTCTGGATGTTCTATAAAACCACCTTGTCTAAATCGCATTAATGCCTGAGTCATACTATCTACTAAGTCATCGTGTTCACCTAGTGGAAATGCAGCGCATTCCTCAATCATCTCTTCAGTAAATTTCCGATCAGGATACCATACCATCCCTGCTTCAAATAACGGAGCAACGGAATTTACTCTAGTATGTTTATCATTTCCTTTACTAGGTGTAAAGTTAATAACTGGTATACCCATTTTTCTTAATTCATACGTTAAAGGTAATCCTGATGCCTTTGCTTCCACGATCACCGTTTCGGGCTTCCAGTAGTCGTACTGCTCTTTTGCCTTCTTTCTAAGTTCAGGAAACTCGTATCTATCTTTAACAACATCAAGAAGCATGATCCGCGGTCCGTCGCCCTCGTTTAGTTCAAACACGCCCCAGGTGCTTATAGCACTGAAATCGGCTGTTTCTTTCTTCATGAAGGCTGTATCGTAGCTCTGAATAACATGCATTAATGGAGGCAACTTATCCTTAGGCCATTTCTTCCACCATTCACGCTTAATTATACTTCCCTCAGCAGCTGTAGGGTTCTGCTGGTATTGTGCGTTCCATTTTAATATACTTACGGATGCTTTTACCGCCTCTAATTCTTCAATTTTCCAATAACCTGGCCAAACGGGTTTTCCCGAAGGCAAAATTGCCGGAAACTCGATTACTTCCCATTGGTCTGACTTGGGCTCTTTTTGTGCTTTCAATAATTTACCTGTTAGGTCAGCTACTGACCATCTTGTCATAACGACAATAATTCTTCCTCCAGGTTGAAGCCTTTGCCGCGGTCCAGAGGTATACCATTCGTAAACCCTGTCGTACGAAGCGGGGTTCATCGCATCTTGCTCCGAGTGCGGATCATCAATGATTAAAAGATCAGCACCACGACCTGTAATTGAACCGCCGACACCAGCTGCATAATATTCACCACCTTGGGCGGTCTCCCATTTACCAGCAGCTTGAGAATCTTCCCTGAGCCGCGTTCCAAAAATCTCTTGATACTCTGATTGATCAATTAGCGTTTTTGCTTTTCTACCGAACCTAACAGCAAGTTCTGCATTATTTGTTGCTTGGATAATTTTAAGTGCAGGATTATTCCCGATCATCCATGCAGGAAGATAGTTAGATGCAAACTCAGACTTTGTATGTCTTGGTGCCATATTAATAATGAGTCGTTTGAGCTCGCCCCGCGCAACGCGGTTAAACTTCTCAGCCATAATTTTATGATGTTCACCTTCAATGAATTCCGGCCACATATGCTTTACAAAAGATAGAAAGTCTTTTCTTACAGATTCATCCTTTTTCTTTTGATCGAGGAGCAGGGCTGCTTTTAAATATTCTTTTTTTGTATCTGCAGGGAGATTTTCTAATTGTTCTGGAGTTAGCATTTGAAAAAAAATTCTATAAAATTTTTGCACTTTCCTTTTTGATAAAGTGAAAATGAATTTAGCATGTATCTATCTCTAAATCAAACTATTAAGACTAGAATTGGGACCCCTATCTACAAAAAGGGGTATAGGGGGGTCGATATTCGTTTCACTTTGAGATCTGGTTTGGGACCCCGCTAATTTGGGGAGGGTGGGCCCGTAGGGCACACGCAACATATAGTATGTTGCATTTATATCACTACTATATCTAGGTTGTATTTATATCACTACTATATCTTGGGGAGGGTGGGCCCGAAGGGCACAAGATGTAGCCGAGCGAAGCGAGGCTGTGGCATTTTTACCACACTGTGATATCTTTACCACCTATCATATATGGGAGAATATGTCAAGTAAATAATTAACTTATCCACAGATTTATTTTAATTATTTAGTTGTTTATTATGGGAAGATACTTTAAAAGGATTAATAGAAATAAAAAAGGAGTATAAAAAATGTACAAATGTAAAGAATGTGATTCAACTACAACAAATGACTATTTCGCTAAAGACGGTGAAACTTGTCTTGACTGTATGACTGAGGAACAATGGGAAAAATACGAACTAGCAAAAGACGAGGGAACACTCGACCTATATCGAGATGTAGATTGCATGGTGTCTGATGAGTAATGAAAAAGGAAGATTTGCTTTAATGGAAATTGACAAGTACCATTCTATTGAGTGGGGAGTTAATTGTATTTTTCAAACTGATAAACTTGCTGTTGCTCAAGCTATGAAAACAGTAAAAGAAGATGCAGAAATAAAAGCAAGAGAACTGAAACTCGAAGAATTAGAAAATAAAGAACTAATCGCTCTTGAAAAAGAAACTGTTTATAGAATATTTGATTTATTAGACAGTTAATAAAAAGGGGGGTGAAATTCCCCCCAAACTTAGAAAGGATATTTAATGGATAAAAGATATACAGAAATAACTATCGAGGCAAATGACGAGTTGATTTGTTGTGATACCTTAACGCAAGAACTCGGAGTGTGTGATATGTTTAAAATTCATTTTCACCATAAAGGCAATAAAAGAAATCAAGTCAGACGAGCCTTTTTTGATGATAAAAGTAAAGTTTGGATTACCAAACAAAATAAACTTGCTGTCTGTTGTGTTGCACTAGATGAACACTCAAGAGAGATTGTTGGATATAGAACATTCACCGATATATTTAAAATAGAAAGCATAAATTTTAAATCAATAACACAAACAAGTCAGGAGCTACACTAATGAAAAAAAGATATAGTAGATACATAAGTAATGAGGGGTGGCAAGTTATAGCTATCCTCATTATTGCTTTATATTTTCCAACACGAGCAATTTTATTTTGGGGGTGGGGAATATGAACGCACAAGTGATGTTAATAACAATAGCAATCTCAGTTATCTTATTACTAATGGGATTTATGGAAATGGTAGGGATATAATGGAACACTCATTTAGACAAGGCAAAGCTTATATTTGCCAAAATCCAAATTGTAAAAAGAAATTTTATAAATATGGATATGCTCAAAGTCACCAAGTAAGATATGTCTACGCAAATGGTGAGGAAGAATTAAACTCATTGCTAGACGCGATTGAGCGCGAGGGAGATTGGCGCCGCAGTCCTAATTCGGAGCCCGTTCACTATAGCTGGAGTGGGCAATGGTGCCAAACTATGAAAGCCACAAGCCCTAATACATATGGACCATTCTTCCACTCTCAAAGTTGTATGTATGATTGGATAGGGGATAATATTCAACCCATTCATAACATTTTACTTGCACAAAATAATAATTCTGTTAATATCCCAGAATAATCATAAAGAAAGGAATATAATATGGCTAAACTAAGAATGAATGACGAGTATCGGAAGAAGATATTAAACCGATATATCGAACACGCAGAACAAGAGGAAACTCAAGAACGACAAGCATACTTAGATGTTAAAGCAGACATACATGATTTGTATGAAAGCACATTTAAGATTGCTAAAGATGTAGTTTCAAGAGCATATCCTCAAGAAGATGTGGAAACTTGTAGAACACTCAAGAAAAAATATGGCTCACCATTAGATGTTGTTGCAAAAGATAAATGCTTTTATTTCTCTTATGCAAATGATGTTAATGAAAATGATGAAGAAGATTATAACAGAGATTATTCTGAACATTTTGACTTTGGGTTATATGGCACTTGTACTAGTAATGAGTATGACCAATATGATAGTGGCAGAAAGTTTGCTTATGCTTTATATCGTGATGAACTGAAAGCTAAAGACTGCAATCCTGACATTTACCCACAACAAGAGGGCAATCAGGACAATCCACACAAGACCACAACTTGTGAGGCGAATGATAAGGCTTTGGGTTATTCAAACTATAATAGATATAATTCTGATAATGATAATAATGTCGGAATTACTGATAGTTTTGATAAACAATGGTACTTGGATATAATTGGCACTAGCCATTGTCGTTCAAGAACTATTGCTTGTAGTAAAGCTGA